TACTACCAAGTTATCCTCATCAATAAAAGGAAAGTTTAGAGTAAATGGATGAACATCTACTCCAAACGTAAAGTTGTTTGTTGTTGCCATTGTTTACTTGTTCATATCTAGTAGTTTTTGGACTTGTTGTTGCGTCTGACTAGCAGCAGTCACAGCACCAGATTGTAACTGACGATCACGCAGATTCTTCATAGCACCAATGTTTGCAGATTGAGCATTCTGTTGTTCATAAGCTGCCCATGCATACTTAAATGCATCGTTGTGAAGACGATCAAGTTCTTTATGGACAATAGAGTTCTTGATTGGGAACTCACTTTGCTCCTGTAATCCACGACGTTTGGTGTATAGTTTCATCTGCTTATCCCAATAACTATTGGGTTGATTCATCATCTTTTCAATAGAACCTTTTAGGTCAACATTACCAGCAATCCAGTTGTTAACAAATTGTCGTTCCTTTGGAGTAAGTGGTTCTTTAGTAATTGGATTAGTACGTACGGTTTGAAGGTTATCCCATCCAGTAGACAGCAGCCATTGACGCCAAGGTTCCATACCTCCATTCATTTTAAAGAATGGAAGAACAGCATTAATACCAGCAGTCATTGGTTCGAAATACTTGATAGGTTCACCAGTATAAACGTCTACCATATCCTCAAGACCCTCACCAACACCTGGTAGGAACTTGTTACGATTAGCAAGATATCCCCAGAAATCACGTTCTACATCCTTCAGTTGAGGTACAATTGCTTTGGAAAAGATGCTACGAGTACCAGCATAAGGCAGAAGACTATCAGCAGTATTAGACAAGAACCTGTTAAAATTACCTTCATCACCAGACAACATACCTACCAACGGTTCGAAACCACTGAGGAATGATTTGTTAGAAATGTTCATAGTAATGGAAACAAGCATCTTTTGGAAGATTTTTTCAGTCCAAGCTGAATCAGCACGACTACCTTGGTAAACTACATCTCCAACAAGACCAAGTAAGGAATCAAAAGGCTCTAAACCTTTGTAGCTTACCCATTGATCAGTTCCAGGTATCTTTAGTGATAGCGGTTTAAAACCCATAGCAATCATACGGTTACGTTCACCAGCATCCTGTGACCCGTTACCTGTAAGATTACCGTTGAGTGCCCACAAAGCAGCACCAGTAATAACGGTACTACCCATCAATTGACGACCAATGTATTCTGATTTAAGTGCTTGAAAAGCTTCCATGCTATATTCCATACCATGTTCAGCCAAAGCTTCAGTAATCTCTTCGGTAGTCTTAGCTTTAAGAAGTCGTCGTGCCTTAGTAACAGCAGGACCGAGATTACTCATTGGGTTGAATGACCAACCAAATTCCAATGCATTGACACCAGTTCGTGGGAACATGAACAAAGACTTAGCAACTGGAAACTTTCTAAGCACCCCTTCAAGCGAATCTACAACTTTACTATCAAGATTAAGAGCAATCTCACCAGCTGCATGTTTAGCTGCTTCATCAGTCAGAAGACCGTCTTTATCAAAAGATTTGCTATAAAGCTCTTGTTGTTTTGCTTCAAACAATTGCTTGAAGTTATCATCAACAACACCACCTGTTTGGTCAAAAATCTCATCGTATGCCTTTGAACGTGCAATAATGCTGGCTTGGAAGGAGTTATTCATACCATCCATAGCATACATGGCATTAATACCAAGACGGCTAAACCAAGTATTATTGTACCAGCTAAGCCCTTTAGCCATATTCCAAAGAGCAACCTTACCATTCTTACCTTCTTTTTTCCAGACTTCAGCCATGGCATCCATCGATTCAAGGTCATTCAATTTAGCCTGGTAAAGGTCAGCACGACCACGAAGAGCTGCCTTTTCAGGGTTACTAACAGCATAGCGCCATTCTTCACCCATCATCTTAAGACCACGCTGGAAAGTCTCAGTAACACCGCCAAAGGTAAACAAAGCACGTTTGAAGGTAGCTTCATCACCAAGGAATTTACTACCAACCATTACCGAGATTGGCTTAGCAGCAGATGAAATGAGGTTACCAAACAATGCACGGATAGGTGCAAGACCATTCAAAACACTGTTGTAACGAATGCCATCAAGACCCTGCAAAACATAGCTAGGAATTGAAGGATTCTGATCTATAAGACCTTTCTTAATAACACCAATATGTTCTTCAGCCCAACGGTTAAGTTTAAAGATAGTATCTACATCACCATTGGTTGCATCATATGCCTTAATGAGAGGCTTGAGATATTCAGGATTCTCTTTAGAAATACCTTTCAAGGTTTCGATAATACTAGAACCCTTTTCTTTAGCTTTTTGTAGGTTCTCAGTAAAGTTATCAGCTTGATCTGCCATCCACTCTGCTACTTGACCGGCATCAGCATACTTAAGAAGTTTCTTATATTCCAAACTACGACCAGCAATGTACTGATTAGCACGGATTTCTTGAGCAACAAGGTTAAGTTTATCAAAGATAATCTCTTGTTGACGAGTAGTGTCTGCAGTATCACCAATCAACGACACAGCTCTAGCAGTATCAGCAACGTTATCACCAGCTTGCTGGGTAATCATTGCAGAAGCACGCATGTTATCAGGGTTAAACATTTCATCAAATGCACGCCTGAAAGCCTGTGAAGCAATAACCCACTCCTCTTCACCAAAGAACTTCTGACCTTCATACAAGGTCTTCTTCATGTCTTCAATAGTCTTTGTAAAGTCTTGAAGATCGGTATTGAAGATAGAATTAGTAAGGTTATCTACTGCTGCGTTAATTTCAGTGGCAGAGAGTTTAGTTTTACCAATAACAGCATCAACATTAGGGCTAATGCCTTGAAAGACTTCATCCAAGTTTGCAGCTCGTTCTGTTCCATCAGCAGCTTGCATGAACTTCTTTTGGAAAGACTCAGTAACAACCGGGTTCATCCTACCATTGGTAGTACCTACGTTGTTTTGAATACGAGCTTGGTCAACCTTTGCTGCAATAGGATTAGCATCAGTATTAATAACAGCACGTGCTTGAGGTTCAGCAGGTTCATTAATGAAAGCATCGTAGTTTTGACCTTCAGGATCAGCCAACATACGAGCTTCTGCTTCATCAGTTTGAGCAATGATTTGACGTTGCTGAGCAGCCTCTACAGCCTCTGTAACAGTGTCATCAGTTACTTTCAATGCATCAGCAGCTTCTGCAAGTTGTGCAGCTTCAGGGTCAGTAGGGATAATCTTAGCAGCCTTACGAAGAGCAAAGAATGCTTGAAGAACACTAAGACCAACACCCATACCTGCAGACTCAAGGATGTTCTTTTGACGTTTTACATCAGGACTATCTTCATCACGAGTAGCCCAAGGAATATCAGTACCCAACCATTCGTTCAATGCTTGAGCAATGTTCTCATCCTCAGTAGAGGTAGAAGCTACAGCCGTAACTGCAGTATCGATACCAAGTTCAGCAGCAAGACCACCAAGGATACGACTCCTTTTACTGATGTTCATTGCTTGGGTAGCTTTACCAACAGCACCAACTGTGGCACCACCAGCAACCAAGCTAGGAATAATAACTGAGGAAGCTTTCCTAACAGCATCATTAAGTGGGTTCTCATACTTAGGTTTACGATCATCCCACCATTTATCAACAGGCTTTAGCCAAGGTACAAGACCAACAGCATCAAAGACAGTATCGAGTGTACCCGTAAGCATTGCCTCTTTACGCCTCAAACCGCCGGTCTCTTCTTCCAATTCAGGGACATATTTATCGAACAGACTAGCACTCTCTTCAGCTTCCAAAGCTTCCATTTCTTGTTGTGCAGCTTGGGCTTCAGCAGCTTGTTGTTCCCTACCTTGCATAAGCTGTTGTTGTTCTAGTTCTTGGGCAGCATATTGTTGCTGCTCTTCTTCAGGGTCGTAATTAACGACTTGAAGATCTTCAGGAATATCAAAATAATCAGCCATATTAATTACCGCCAGACAGACGGCTTACAAGATTAGGATTCATGTTAGAAGTTTGTCGCCAAACAGAAGGACCAAAGCTGATAGGTTGTGTACGAGCAAGTTCAATCATAGCTCGTTCTTCAGAAGTAGCTTTATCTGAAGGACCAACCCAAGGACCAATACCTGCAGATTGCATGTAAGTAAGAGCAAGTAAATCTTGAACCTCTGGAGAGAACGGAGTCTCTGGAGGGATACCGATTCTCCTAACCCAAGCAGCCAGTGTAGGACCGATGAATTGATACTTACCAACTGCATGGAGACGACCTGAAGCAATCCACTCATCATTGCTCATATTGTTATCAGCTTGAAGAGCCATTACTTCTCCAACAGTCATGTCAGTCAAAGACTTGCCACCGTGTTGAGGCATCTTACGGAAGTCACCACTAAACCCAAGTACACCACGACCACCTTTTACACCAATCTGATTGACGGCATTATAACCTGCAGCACCTGATTCATACTTAGCAAGTACATTCAAAGCTGCACGTTGTTCGTTAGTAATCTGTGGGTTAGTGTAGATGCTAGGCATACCACTACCAAGCAAAGATATATCAGTACGAATCTGATTAGGTTGATAGTTGATAAACCGTTGGAACTCAGGGTCAACACTTTTCTGTGCCTTCTCCAGGGCATCAATAGGAATTTGGTCGTATCCAGCACGCTTTGCCTGTGCATTAAAGACATCCAAAGCTGTTACCCTACCACCATATTGATTGGCAATGTCTTGTGCTCGTTGTGGTAGCGACACACGTCCAGTAGCTTTGTAGCGCTTGGAAGTGTTTTCAATGATTGCTGGATCAATCAATTCCATCTCAGTCAATGCATTGTCGTTGCTACTGAGATCACGACGAAGAGTATCAACAGAAGGTACTACTGGTTTAACATCAAAGTTTTTAAAGTAAGTACGTGCTTTCTTATCAGGTTGTCCTGTCGTATCAGTAATTGCATATCTACCGTTGGGATTGTCAAAGTTTTCCCGAACAACACCAAGGGCATATTCCTGAGCTTTTGCTGCATTTTCATACATACCCATGCCACGAACATATTCACGTTGGAATAGCTCTTTAGCATCAGCTATCACAAGAGGTACAGTAGGATCACCTTGACGGTTCAGGAAATCGTACTTAACTGTTTCTGTAGCCGTAGCTTCGATGAAATCACTAGCTGTATCCATTACTGATTTAGGAACAGCAGCAGCTTGAGAATTTTTAGCTAGTTCAAGACCTTTACGCAAAACATCATTAGACACCTTACCAATGGAAGCAGTTACTTCCTCAGTAGTAAGCAATCCTCTGATAGCCTTTTCTTCCCAAACCTCAGCATACAACTCATCTTGCTTACTTTCCGTAGTAAAACTAGCGTAGGTAGACAACATCCGAAGACCAGATTCATTGCCCATCATCTTGAATTTCTCAACAAGAGGCTCCAAATCACTGTCATCCCAATCACCAGTATCAATCTTATCAACAATGATTTGACGAACTTCGTCATTCATTTCTGCAAACTCTCGTTGCTTGGTAGCTTCAGTTTGACGATACTGTTGGTTAGCTTGGTTACGAGCTTCATCACGAAGTTCAGCAATCTGAGTGCTGTATTGATCTCCAATTGTCTTATCCTGACCAGGGAATGTTAGATCAAGAATTTTTTGACGTTCTACATCACTGAACAAAGGATTACCGTTATCATCCTTTGCTTTAAACATTAGTTCTAGAAGCTGAGTTCTAGCAGCACCACGGTCACCACCGTTAGCACTGACTAGTGTGTTAAAGGCTCCAAAGAATGTTTCAGGAGTACGGAGATCAGCAAAGTCATCCAGTGCTTCATTAACACGCTTATCTTTTGCAGCTTTAATTTCACTAAGTCTAGTATCAGCAATAATACCTTCATTGATTGCATTAATCTTTTGAAGTGGTTCTAGGAGGATAGCAGGACGCTCTCCGTAAAGACCTACTTCACTGAGGTACTTCTGAACCAGACCAGTAACTACAGCAGCCTTCTCGGCGCTTGTAGATGCCTGCATGGGAGTGATTTCAATCAGCTCACCATCCTTGGTTTCTACAATAAACTTGTCTTCAGAATTAGTTTGAAGTTGTTGTTGTACCCAGCTGCTCCATTGATTACCAGCTTTGAGTGCTGCATACCGTTTACGTGCCTCTAGACGTGCTGGACTAGCAAGATTACGAACTTTTTCTACAGTTTCACCATCTGCACCCATTGCCTCAAGTTGATCGGCTTTGGTGTTGATAGCTACTCCAGCTTGTTGAAGTTGATTAAACTGACTATCATACTCTACTTGACCAGCAGGGTTGCCGCCATTCAAGAGTAGTTTAGTTAGTTCATCGTCATAGTCACGCTTATACTTAGCCTCTTTGATATCGTTAGCAAGCTGGAATGCTTTGCTGCTTAGACTAGAGATGCTATTGTAAAGATTCTGTTGACTAGTATAGGTAGCTTGAATCTCCCGTTCAATGTTCTCAAACTTTCGTGATTGAATGTCTGCAATATTACCACGACGCAACTGTTCATTGCGATCACGAGCACTTGCTTCTAGTTGATTCTTGTAACGTAGACCTTGAAGGTACTCTGTTCTGTTCTTAATATCAGCTTGGCGTTGCTGCTCCATACCACGTATGATACGTTGACCTTCTTGGCCAATTCGAGCAACGTTAGCATCTGATACTTGAATAGGACGGAACCCTTCAGCTTGGGCGTACCCTTGATAACTGACTTGTTCTGCCATTGTTTAGTTAAGGTTTTGTTTTAATTAGACCGCTGATACCACCGGCAACATCACCAAGACTACTGAAAATATCAGCAGTTGGGTTATAGCCAGGAGTAAATGCTTTTGGACCAACCTTAATCTTATAAGGTCTGCGTTCCTTAGCACGTGGTACTGCAAGCGGTTCAGGAATCTCTGGTAGACGTTCAGGCTTCAGCATACGAGCTGCTTCTGCATTCATGTCAGCACCATACTTCTGCAGTGAGATGCTTTGTAGATTCTGATTGTATTGCTTGTAAGCACTCTTCATGCTTTCTTCCATGATAGCTAGGTTACGACCAATACCTGCCAATTCAGCTTGCATTGCTTTACCAGCTGTCCTACCAGCTTGACCACGTGCTGCAACTTGACCAACAGCTTGTGTTTCTTGAACAAGCATGTCTTGTTTAGCAAATGCATCACCAATTTCAATCTCTTGCATTCTGCGATTCTCTGACTCGTAAGCCCTAGCTGCAGCAAGATTATTGAAAGCTAGCTGTTTCTTAAAGTTCTTCTCAGATTGTTGATACTGACGTTCCGCAAGGTTCTGTTCATACTCACGGATTTTTACATTGTATTGATAATTAAGTTGGTTTGTAGCATCTTGGTAATCGTACTCTTTACGACGATTACGTTTATCTGTTCGCCAAGTTTTCTTGTTATATTTGTTTTGACGTTTGGCTTCCTGTTTTTGAAATTGATAGATGTCTTCGGCAAGTTCTGCCTGTTCTGAAGCACGCCTTGATTCAGCAGACATGCCAAAGATAGAACTACCCAATCCTAATGCTAGGCTAATTCCTCCAGAAATTGGATCCATACTTTATTGCCTCGAATAATAACGTGGAGAATACCTACCTTCCCAAGTCATGGAAGTAATAGACAGTGGGAATGGTGAGTCACTAAATAGTTTCAAAGTAAAATTGTCGTTACGTTGATGAAGTGGAACTGTATAAACAGTCAAGTCTTGGAGTGGAACATTGTTAGCAAGATACTGGTCAGCAATCTGAACACTTTGAATGTTTCGCCAATCAGTCCTACCATTAGTAAGTAGTTTAAATTCAATACTACTTGATTGTTTGACGGATACCTTAACCCTAGCAACAGTCAATGATGCAGTATAATCAACACTAGTCTCATCCTTTCTGTAATAGAATCTAGGTAGTTCTACTTCCATATCATAAAGATATCCAACGTAGATCTGACTAACCATAGTGCTTAGGTCTTCACCAACCACTTCCAAGGTATTACCAGCTCCACGTGTCGTAGTCAAAACATAACCAGACTCTTCGACAAGTCCATCACCAACAATAGCAACAGGTGTTCTATCTGTTATGTCAGTGTAAGGTAGTGTCAAAGTACTGACATCTGTACCAGCATCATATGTGATACTAGTAGGATTAGTATACATGTCAATACAAGTCTGCACTACCTGTCCTTCTGCAGAAATCAGAATCCTATCTTCAGGAGCTTGGGTAAGGTTTGCTTTGACAATAGTGTACTTACCTTCTTGTTTAGTAATAGCAACAAAGTCATCCCTATCAACAATACAGTACTGTACATTACCTGCCATCTTCCAACGGAACCAAGCTTGAATGTATGTCTGTTCTGCATCACCATATGTCCTATAGAAATAGACAAAAGGATCAGAAGAACTACTCATAAAGACAAACGAGTTCTGAGGTGAAGCTTGAAGGTTATCAATAGTGTCAGGAACATACTCCGACACAACCTTACCTACATCCAACACATCAGGGTTCTCATCAAAGCCACGAGTCTTCAATGCATAAGTCCTAGAGTATCCAGGAGTCTTACTCATAAAGACAATGTTAGTACCAACATCAACTGGGTCAATCAAAACATCACACTCATAATTACTGATAGATTTGATTGCCGTTGTGTCCGGTGTAATCACACCAGTATCCGAGAACAAGATAAATTGTTGATTATCAGTAAAGAGTACCAAACCTTGTGGTACAGGTAACACAAAGTTAAGAACTGCAGGACGAAGAGCCGAGCAACTCAAGTCAATAGGATCGTTAGCAGCTACAGTCAATGCAGAGCTAAAGAAGAAGTTAAAGAACTCTCCAGCTTTACTCAGGATTACATTATCTGTACTAAGAAATCCAAGCCTATTGTTGTAAAAGAATAGCTCATTAATCTTATTGTTTACAAAGCTAGGAAGACTGTTAGATTCTTCATCACCAACCAAACGTTGTTCCCATGAACTCCTTAGTGAATCTGGAGCATCTGCTTCAATTGGTCGGAAGGTGAATGCATTAGTACCTGTATTGACTAGCTCATGAGGCATAGTCTGAGGATTGAGGTGAATAGGAATGTTTGGCTTTACAAACTCTTCCCAGTAACCATCACCAGATACACCATCTTTAGCAATGAATCGTACATAGTACGTGTCTTGATTAGATGCTGTGTTCTGAATAGTAACCCTACGGTTATGTACGCTTTGGGCTGGCAGATCAGAGATGTTATTTACTGAGTCAGTAAACGCTTCAATAGAGTCACCACTGATACCACCTTTAGCTGTGATAGAGAAGTTATCAGGTGAGCTACCAGGTGTTAGCTGAACTTCAATGCTAGATTCTAAAATAGTGAATGTAAACGGAAGACCTGTTAGAACTGTGCTCAAACCAGGTTGTAGTGGATAGCTAGCACCGCCTCCACCTCCTCCTCCACCTCCACCAGCACCACCACCAGATGGGTTAGCAGGGTTATCATTGACAATCCAATCAAGGACATCCTTTACATTAAGGATTTCCTCAAAGTCATTCTGATTCAGAGACGAATTCTCACCGTTACGAGTGGTAATATTAACAGTGTAGTCAGTACTATTATAAGTAACAACTACTGTATAAGTCGCACCATATTCAACACTAGTCAAACGTATAGTGCCTTGCTGACTTTCGACATAACCAAAGTTCCTATATTCAGGACCAAAGGTTGGTGATGGAAACTGTACCAATTCAGCAGCTGCATCACCAAGTATTCCTACCGTCTTTGTCTTATTGACAATAAAGGTAGAGTCTTGAACAGTAAGTACTTGGATATTATCACGACTAATACCTGCACCTACATTTAAATAATCATATGGGTTATAAGCAGCAACAAAAGAATCTGTAATAACAGTGGCTTCAACACCAGTCACAGTATTCCAAATCCTAATACCTGTAGCTGTCACACACCCAAGATATTGTTCATCAGGATCACGGTTAATGTAGAACCACCGACCACCATCAAACTCTGAAGAACCTACACTAGTAAGTTCAGTAATAAATTTAGTACCAGGTCTTTTAGTAAGACCAAACGTTGGGTCAATATAACCATTGATACAATCAACTACCTGTCCTGGTAGTTTCTTATCATCAGCTTGCTTAGATACACCACCAAGGAAGCTCTCTACTGTTTGTGTAATACTTGCCATCAGCGATAAAGTGCTCGGTACGGTTTGTAGCTGACATAATAGTTCTTACCTTGTGGTGAACCAAAGTAAGTAAAGTCACCTTGATTGCACTCATATTCAAGTGCCATTGCTCGGGTGTAAGCTTCACGTTGTTGTAGCATTTGATATTGAGTACTATCACCAATAGTCCGTTGACTAAAGATAGTTGCACTACGAGCTACAATATAATCACGAATAGGAATAGGAAGGTCTTCCCAATTATACAGTTTTTTGATATCACAGTAGATTGGCTCAGTAAAAGTAAATGTTTGATTCACACGATCATACAACTTACCTTCACGTCTAACTACATCAATATCACGATTGGTACTGTAAAGAGAGTTATCACTTTCGTTTACATCAATCTGTAGATAGTTATCAGGAATAAGGATTTCACCATTAACTGGTGTTACCTTTACATTGTAATCGATATTAAAAGTCCATCCTTCAGCCTGCACTTCTCTTGAAGTCTGAGTCAAGGTATTTAGTACAATCGCAACGTCCGGGTTGGAAACTTCAGTAACCTCTGTACCATCTTCAAAGGTAAGAGTTTGAGTCTCAACAGTAGTGACAGGCGCCTGACCTACTGACGCCAAAATTTCATTAACAGCTTGTAGCTCTAGAAGAGCGTTAGTAGTAGACATATTAGCGAAGGAGATATGAATAAAAAAAAGGGAGAGCCGTGAAGCCCTCCCCAAAGAGTTAATTAATCAGGTGCGAGTGATGGCAGGAGCATCAGCCTCTACACCGGAATAAGCGTACCGCAAGTTCTGAGTTTCAGAATAAA